AACCCATGAGCTTGCGCAGCAGGTCTTGAATCTGCCTCCTTAACCACTCGGACATTCGTGTTACGGGCTGAGTAAGCCCTTGGATTACGAGCGATGGGATTCGAACCCATGCGGTGTGAACCAGCAGATCTTAAGCCTGCCTCCTTAACCAACTCGGACACGCTCGTTAAACAGGTGTTCCATCGTGGTCTAACTGTACCTTTGTCTTGTCCTCTTGTATCCCGTAGATGAACCACGCATAGTTCGGAAGCATGCCCTTGAACTGGTAGTAGGTCATGACATCCTGCAACGCATCCTTGAAGGTGGTGTATCCGTCGTAGATAACCCACTTTGTCTCGTCCTTTTCATCAACTTCATGGTACGCAATCCAAAAGGACTTCATTATATAGTTGGGGTTGCTTGTGTGTAGATACCGCATGCGGGGATTGAACCCGCGACTACCGGCTGACTGACCCGCTCGCCCAGCTAAAAGGCCGATGCTCTACCATCTGAGCTAATGCGATGAGGACATAAGACCGATGCTCTACCACTGAGCCAATGCGGCAAATGGAAAATTGTGTTTGAGTTTACGCTCAGCGGGAATCGGACCCGCGCAAACAGATTGGAAATCTGTTAGTCTACCACTAACTTATGAGCGTCGTGCTCCGTGTAGAGGTACTCGGAATCGAACCGAGGTCAACGGGTCTCTTGAACAAGTCGGGCTTTGACCCCGAGACCTTTTCCGTGTAAAGGAAACGCTCTTCCACTGAGCTACTCGTCCTATCAAAGCCCGCTGTGCTGACCACTGCACCATACCTCTGGGATTCCCGTGCCGGGAGTCGAACCCGGGCCGAGGCTGTGAAAGAGCCCTATCCTAACCGCTAGACCACACGGGAGTCGGGCCGCTGCCCACGTGTTGTACGTAAGTTCCCTCTAAGCCTCTGCCTTCTCTCCCCGAAGCTCTGTCCTGAGCTCCATGAGCATCTTTCCCATCCAATTCTGTCCCTTCCACTTTCCCTCTTGCGCCGGCTTCGTATCTGCCGATGTCCCAATCCCCCAGTAGCTATCCCTCGCATTGGCCTCAGCCAGCACCCTGTCTTTTGTCGCCAAGAGCTTCTCCAGCATCTCGGTGTTTTTGGGGTGAGTGAACTTTGCACGCAGCGCCTTTCGCATAACTTCATCCTTGAACCCGCGTCCGGGCGCAAGTCCGTTCCACTGCGCGCCATCAAAGTCCTTCACCTTTTTGCCAATCGCCTTGGCTGACTTTGCCTCCGTGAACGGCTTTCCCTTCGGAGGTGTCAGCATCTTTGTAGCCGCAGCCTCGTCCTTGAACAACTTTGCCTTGGACCACTGGAAGTAGTGCTCCACAGTGGGGAACGTGACGCCGTCAATCTCAAACGGCGCCACGTACATGTTGCTCAAGAACCTATACTCGGCGAGCTTCTCGTCGCCCATGAAGAAGAACACTGGCTTCTCTGCTTCCTCAACGGGAATTTTCACCTTGATGACCTTCTTCTTCCTCGGAGCCTTTGGCTCCTCCGCAGTTGCCGCTGCTGCCTCTGCGTCCTTGACGGTGGGAACCTCAATGGATTCCTCTTCCTCAGGAGGCGATGGAGGCGCAGGGGTCTCGACCTTGTTGAAGATGAAGGTTCGGTGAAGGAACGAGAAGGCCTGCTGTTCCTGTGTGAGGGTAATCGCACTCTGCTGCGAATAGTACTCCTGAAACAACTGGGTCGACTCAAGTTCATATCCCGCTTCCTTCAGCAGCTCGGTCACCCGTTCAAAGGGCACCAATGCCTCCTGCACGGGCTTCTCAAAGCTCTCGAGGTACACGCGCAGAGTCTGTCCAAACTCTGGGCGCCACGCGTCGCCGTCAGGGTAGTCCTTGGTGAACTCACCGAACACCTGGCCGTCGGCGCGGAAGATGTGGTTCTTCTTGCCAAGGAGGAGCGCGTAGACCGCCGCTCCATCCATGCACGTACCGAAGAACCGCTTCTTACCATGTACCTTCAAGTTTTCTGTAAACGCCCTGAACGCCTCCTCCGACACGCAGGCATAGTGGATGGCGAACTGGCAGGAAATGTCGTCAAACTCCTTCACTCCCCTGAACTGCTGGAGGTACGCCGTGGGTGCGGGGTCTGTGCCCGCAAGGATACGCGTGTATCGGTCGTCTGACTCGTACAGCGGCTTGGTCATGTCGCCCACCGCCAGCAGCATGGGCGGAAGCTTGTCGCAGCTCGGCTTCTCGGAATCCCGTAGGTATCGGACATAGGCACCCTGCCGACTGGAGGTCAGATTGGCTTCCGAGATGTCAAAGCCCACCACCAGCTTGGGCTTGGACCGCTTCCACTTCAGCATGTCGCCACCACGTCCAACCGCCAGCTCGAGCAGCGTGTCTCCGGGCTTGACGCACGCTTGATAGAGCTGCTCCTTGACCCGATTGTGGAAGGAGTACACGTCCTTCAGGATACGGTCGCGAGCATCCAGATTGTCGCGGTAGTACAGGTCGTCCTCTGCAAGGTCGTCCACGGCCTGTGACGCAGGGTGGCGAATCATGTCCTCCGTGATGGGCACGTGGATGTTGGTCCAGATGGACTCGGCAACCGCAATGTCGTTTCCGAACTGCGGCTCACCCAGCACGCGGTATTGGTAGGTCTTGTCGTCACGGGTCCGCAGGACGGTCCAATGACCCGTCTCCGTATCGTAGGCGCACTCCACAATCGTATTGTCCCTGATAGGATTTCCCGCCTTGTCGGTTGGCACACCCTTCTCCAGCTTCAGAGAAATGATGTTCGCATCGGGCTTGCGCGGCACGGAGGGTTGGAAGGGAGAGGGCGCACGGTCGCGCGTCTCGGCAATCCGCTTGAGGTCGGGCGGCATCACGGGCGGCGTGTACTCACCCGTCAGTGTCTCGCGGGGATACAGAATGTCGGAGCCGCGGTTGCGAGACACGTAAAGCGTGCCCTTGAACACATGGGACTTTAGCACTGTATCGTAGCTCTCTCCTGGCTTGTACCGAAGCAGGAAGTCAATGCTGTTCTGGTCGGCGGGCTTCCACTTGTACACGCGCAGCCACGTGTTGCCGCGACGGTCCTGCATCGGAGCCACGGGCGTGGCCTTTGGCGTGAAGACCAGCCCGTCTGTAGGATAGCCGAACTTGGTGTCCAGCAGGGTGTTGATAGCCTGCTCCATCACGGGGCCGTCTCCTGCGAAGAACACCTTGGTCTCAATCCGCAGGGGCTTCTGGCTCGGAGCCGTCACAAAGTCGGTGCCTAGGTCCTTAACGAACTCGCGAGCACATCCCAGACGGCTTGTGATGGTCAGGTCCTCGTCCGTCAGCATCAGCGGCAGGCGAGTCGTGTTCTTGCCTCGGAAGGAGTAGACATCAAAGATGCAGAACAAATTCAGGTCAGATAGGTACTCGCCATCCAGCACATCGCCGACGTGGATGTCCTTGGTGCTGGTCAAGCCGGTCCACGAGATGTCCTTGTTCGGGGTCACGCGAATGACCCGCTTGTCGGAGGCCACGACCAAGAAACAGCGGTCTCCATCAGCCTTGTTCGTAACCGTGTATCCCTCCAAGATAGAGTTGGGACACACCTTGCTCATGTGGCGACGGTCCATGGTCACGGGGTTGATGAAGTTGAACCCGAGGCGCTGGAACCCCATGCGGTAGTTCTCCACATCTGACTTGGTCAGCAGAAAGGGCGTGCCCTGAAAGGCCTCAAGAACGAGCGTCACGTGGCGGAACAGGGAGTCTACGATGGTCTTGGTCGGTGCCTTGCGGTCAAGCACTTCCAGCTCCAGCTCGTAGGCGGGCTGTGCGCGCATGACCTCGTGGAGGCTACGCATGCCCCGCGTGCGAGACTTGACAAGCGAGAAGTCAAATCGCAACAGTCCGTCTAGCGTAGTCCATGAACGGCGGTGGATGATGCGGACATGGGCGGTCGGGTCCATGGGTGCGCCCGTGAAATCGCGGCGCAGCTCTTCTTCGCGGCGGAGAGTGAAGCGGATACCCAGGTCAGGGAGGTCCACCAAGTCGGACTCCGACCCACGTCCCTCAAAGTAGCGGGTCTTCCGCTCAACGAGCAGCTTGGTTCCACGGAAGCTTCCAGTGGAGCAGACCTTGTAGATATTTGCAGACTGCGTGATGACCACCCGAACATTGTCGGGATACGAGAAGACGGCGCGGTGTTCGTCGGTTGCAGAGCCGGTTGACACGGACGAGATGACTCCAGCGATGCGGTCCGCTACGCCCTTGGTCTTGATTTGATTGGGAAGGACCTTGCATTCAAGTTCGGCCTGAGGGTCGCGAGAGACGTAGTTGGCAAGGGCCGTTACGGCCGAGCGTTGGGTCTCCATTTGCCCTTGCTAATAGGCTGGATTCTCTTTATCCATTTTTTACCATCGTCTTCCGCACCACGTCGTCTGCGTCCATCCGCTTCCGCTGGTCAAGGTAAAAGGCAACCATCTTTTCCATCTCCATCATGCAGCTGTCGCTCAAGACTTCAGAGGAAACCAAAACACCGGTCTGTGTCTTGGTGTAGGATTCAGTGTGGTGCTTAATGACTGCGAAGACCTGAGCGTGCTCATGCGGGTCCAGAAGGTCTAGCTGGTCCCGGAGCTTTTCCTTGCGCGCTCGGTTCATTTGTAGTAGGCGCAGGCTTTGCGATGACCTTCCTCTTCCGCGTGGTCACAGGCACTTGGTCTTGGGGAACCACCACCCTGCGCTCTACATCCGCTGCCGCATTGGTACCTGTGGATGCGGCCAACAGCGGCTCCTCAGCCGCCGCCGACTTCTCCGCTTCAGCCTTTTGTGCATTGACCACCTGCTTCAGGTGCCCAAGGACCACGATAGAGTCATCGCCCTGCTGGAAGCGAGACCCCTTGACCTCAAACTCCACCTCCTGACCCTCCTTGATGTCCTCAAACGAGGCATCGCCAAGGTGGAGGTCGCGGGGCAACAGAACCTTCATTGGAGACACCTCTGCGTGGATACCAATTTTGGACCGCAGTACGACAGGGGCACGGAACACCTGACCTGGGTGGGGCATGCAGATATCTGCCTGAAACTTGACGGAGTAGTCCAGTCCGCCGTGAATGAGATTGACACGTCCAAGCGAGTGGTCCACCACGGTGATGCTTCGGGACTGCACAAAGCCCTCGGGAATGCAGACGCCCTCATACTTGGCTCGGAGCTGGGACATCAAGCTGACCTGAATGTTTCGCTGAATGTGCTGGGCGGGAATGTGAACCGAGCGAACCAACGCACGGCGCTCAAAGATTGGCGCAAGAGGGTCCATGCAGGTACGTTGTCTTTACTTGCCCTTTTTCGTTTTTGGTTTAGCCGAGAGGATGGTTTCCATCTCTTCGGGGGTGTACCAAACCACCTTCGGGTCTGGGTCTTGCATCTGTGTACGCAGCAGCAGTTCGGAGTAGATGCACCACGTCTCCTTGTTCGTCTTGGCCACATCAGCAGGCACACCAGCGCCCGTGCGGTCCACGAACTTGGCCAAGGCAAGCACTGCGTCCTTCTTGTTCTCGCCCGTGCCACAGACAATGGGAACGTCGCGCTTCTTTCCCGCCTCGCGGACCGGAGTCTCGCCCTCCATCTTGAAACGACTCATGGTCAATTTGCCGTCCTTCATGGATGCGAATATCTTGGACTTGTTGGCATCAAAGTGGGCCAGCAGGTCGTCCGTCCACTTGGTCACAGCCGTCAGTGGCTCACCTGGAGGCACTTCGGGCGGGTCGTACGTCTCATGCCCAAGCACCAGAATGTCGGTGGCGGGCACTGCTAACCTTGAACTGAACTGCGTCGTCTGTCCCGACCGAAGGTACAGTACCTTCTGCGCATTGGTGATGGAGTGGTCAAATGCGTATCCATCCAGAACCGCAGCGTCAAAGCGGTCCACAGGGAACGGAAACTCGCGCATCTGCGAAAGGTCGGGCGCATCGGTCACGGCAGGCTTCGGTGTGGCGTCCACGGCGGGCAGCGGGACATCTGACCGTTCAGTCGTTTGCGTGGTGCGCTCCACCAGCGTGCCGTTGGAGACACCGATAGGAGCCAAGGCGTACAAGTCACCACGGGATTCGAGCAAACTGGGGCGTCCAAAGGCGTCGCGGAACTTGAACCCCGTCCGAATCGCAGACTGCAAGGCAAAGGCCACGACGTCCTGCTGGTACATGGACAATGCCGCGAACAGCTGCTTCCTCTCCCAAATCTCCTTGTCCACAAACAGCTTGGACAGGCGGGTCAAGAGCTCGTCGCGCACGTCCGTGTAGCTGGACAGGGGGCGAACATAGTCGGGGTCAGCCACCGACGGCTTGACCTTGCAGTAGTCGCCTTCGGGGTCGTCCATGAACTGCGGTGCCACCATTCCAAAGAGCGGATACGTCACATGCTCATTGTTCTCCGACCGCACCTGTTCAACCTCCAGCGCCTTCCACGCGGGAGGCAGGACTGCGCCGAGTTGGATAGGGCAGTCCATGGCCGACTCCATCATGACTTTGCGCACATTCCCAATCTTCAGGGCCTTCTGTTCCACTTTGGTGCGGTACGTGTATTCGTCAAAGCACTCGCGCTTGGAGGTGGTGCGGCAGACGTGGAGGTAGACTGTGCAGTTCTGGTGCTCAAACGGCAGCATGGCATGAGAACACGTGCGCAGACCGCGTCCAATGACCTGTTCCACCCGGCTCATGTTCCACCAAGGATCCAGAATGTGGACTTGACGCACAAAGCGAAAGTTGACGCCTTCCGAAATCTTGGGCGTCGTGAGAATCACACGGACCAAACTACCGTCCATGTTCTTGCGGTCCCGAGCCAGTGACAGCAAAGAGGTAATCTGCGCAGTCGTGATTTCAGACGTCAGCATAATGTACTTCCCCTTGGTGCCCTTGCGGCCAACCAACAGCGGCTCTCCCGACGCAGGTGTGTATCCATGCTCCTCCAACGCCATGGCAAAGAGCCGAGCCCCGCGCTCCACGTAGTTGGAGTAAACCATGGATACGCCGACACCCGCCTCAATGGCCTTGATGACGGTGACGAACTTGGCTGCATAGTTGGGCAGCTCTTCGGGAGTCAAGAAGGGTGTGCCTGCATACTCGTACTGGTCTCCAACCATCTTGAACATCTCCTTGAACTTCTTGCCTCCAGGCAGCACGGACACGGTCGGCATCATCATGGCGCTGCGCTTCTCCTCGTCTTTTTCATCTCCCGTTTCTTCACCCAACGCCTTACCTTGCTCACCCTGCACAGGGGACGCAACCAGGCTCAGGTACTTGATGCGCTCGGCGTCTGTGATGCGCCGCGACTTGCCCACGAAGGAGACGGTGCGGTCATCGGCCGCCTCATTGGGTGGAGGAAGACGGAAAGGGAAGGTGAATGGATTTTCGCCCTTGACGAAGGAGACGTAGCGTTGGCACCAGTCACGAAACTCAGATTCCTTTGCAGGCTTGACCTTGCCGTCGGCATTGAAGTAGTCTACGGCTTTCAGTTTTTTCGTCAAGGACATTGTGCGGTCGTTCCACCCGAAGAGGTTCATGTAGTACACGATTTCTTCGTAGGAGTCGTACATTGGCGTGGCCGTCAGCAGCACCAGAACCAGACCATTGGCCGTCTTGACCAGCTTCTCCATGCCGCTGGACACGGACTTCTCCACCTCAACGTCTCCACCCTCACGCAGGTTGTGCGCCTCGTCCACAATCACCAGGCGATTGTCAAAGGTGTCGTGTATCCACTTGTCGGCTTCGGCAGGGGGCAAGTCATTCAGCGCTTCATTGATGCGGGTACCGAAGGAGTTGTAGCCCACAAACTCGTAGAATTCAGATATCATGCGGTCGGCCAACGTCTTGAGCCGCAGACGGACTTCAGGCACCATCCACTGCTTGGGCTCCGACACGATACGGGTCAGCATCTCCAGATAGCGCGTGCCCGTGCACTGCTTGGACGACAGCATGTTGCTCTTCTCGTCCAGCTTGGTCCGTGTTAAATCAAAGATTTCTGTGCGGAAGTTGGACTGGACTGCAGGACCGGCAATGATGAGCACCTTCTTGTCTTGGAACTCAGGGCGCAGAATGTACTCTTCGGCAATTTGGATGGAGGAACAGGTCTTGCCCACTCCCGTACCGTGGACCATCAGTAAATCGCGCGTAGGGCTGTCGGGAGACAGAACTCGACGCAGGAAGGTTTGTTGCGGCTGGAGACTGAACTCCGTAGCACCGCACATCTCCGTCCGCATAGCCTGGAGGTTTTCCAGCGACGCGGGTGGCAGAGAGTTCACACGAATCTCCGCCAACTCGGGGTGAGTCAGGTTGGCCATTATGTAAGGATTAGATGAGTTTGGGCAGGCGCCGACGATGGGTCTTGCGACGGCCACCACCCGACGGCAATCCTAGCATAGCGACTTCCGCTTGGGCTAGCTGAAGCTGCTGGGTTAGGACGAGGTTTATGTTTCCAGTAGTTACGAGTGGACGATTTGATCTAATCCACGACATCGCCGCGGTAAGAATTTGTTGGCTCATAATACTGCTGGTAATCGGTATGCTCTCGTCATTTGTTCGTAGATATGCAACCATCTGTTGATAAAGAGCCGCTCCTTCTGGATTGAGTTGCCTTCCATCGGAAATGGGAGTCTGTACAGGTTTAAAGTTTCGAAGTTCTCGTTCGATCAACGTCAAGACCAGGTTTGCGTAATACTCTGAGAATCTGAATATCTTCTGATCATTGTTTGCTATGGGATCAAGTGCAGGAGAAGGGAACAGACCAATAAACAACGCTTTGAGCTGTCCGACTTCAGTCGCTATATCTTCAGCGGTCATGACTGCGGCGATATCTACTCTCGTTCCGTTTCGATATGCCGCGACATTCGTCGGAGTAAAGGTTTGCATAACGCGAACTATCGATTGAAGAGTCTTCGTAAGGGTTTGCAGGTTATCATCTAGCTGGGTTCCGGGGAGAATACTACCGTCGTCATCCAACCCAACTACACCGTGGTCGTCCCACCCTTTAGGAATATCGTCAGAGGAGAACGTGTCTTTGAACTGCTCGTATTTCTGTCTCAACATGTCAAACTGAAGAAGCATATAGCGTTTGCAGATGTAATCTACCTGGACAGGGTCGATGGGCTGGGTACCATCGTCGGCAAAATATACATCGAAGGTTTCGGTGTCTTCTTTTGTGATAATGTACTCGTCGACAACGGTGTAGGCCCGCATTTTATCGTCTACATAGTCGTCTCCTTGGACATATGTATTGGTGGTCGACGTTTGTTCTGGGTACCCAGGGGGAAAGACTCGAATCATGCGAGTGCGGAGGGCAGCATAGGCAAAAGCTACATTGGGGCCACCGCCACGCTGGCCCCCTCTTGCAGGTGGCGTTCCATACGGAGGCAATCCGAGTATCAAACGAGTTGGGTCAAGTCCTCTGAGAACTTCTTTATGGTTGTCTGATACTCTCCCCTCTGGAAGCACAAGTTGAGTAGGATTGAATATCTGCTGTAGGGCACTTGTTAGTGATGAAATATTCTTCACAATCATCCCAGCGTCTTCGCGGACACGAACCAGTGTGTCCCTTGCTTCGACAATGGGTACGCTGTTTGGAGCTCGCCCTTGACCAAGCTTTGTGGCAAGTGCCGCAACGCGAACATCAATGACTGACTTACCTGGGTAGTCTCCAGACACAAGCCTCTCCCCCGCCTGCCGTCCAGCCGTGAGACGAGTGTTCATCTTGGCGAGTATCGCAATCATCTTTGTCACAGCAGCAAACTTATCGCGAGGACCCGCAGCAGGAGTGTCGTAGATTGCCTTATTCGCAGCAAGCTCTGGGGTGTCCGACTGTCCATCAAATTGTGTAAAGACATTCGAGTCCAATCTACTAACAATAACGGTAAATGCCTTTACTTTAGCAATGTACTCTGGGAGCGTAGTTGTTGCTATGATATCCCCTACTTTCGCGGTCACGAGTGCAAGAAGCCCTGTGGCTAGTTCATTTGTTGCGGCCTTTGTAGCCTCAAAATCACGTACGTAGTCTGCATAGAGCTGAAGTGTGCGGTCTGTTAGTCGAGGCCCGTCTGGAAGGTCGTCGGCATTCTTGAAATAGATGAGGCGGGCGATGTCCATTGCCGAAGTGAAGAAGACGTTGACACCATGGAGAAGACAGAACGCAAGAAGAATGCGGTCATTCGTGACGACACCTATTTCCGTATCGACAAGCATGTCACGAAGCGTCGTCGTCTTGACGTCGGGTTGCGCCTGGCCTTGAATGATATATTTGCGATCCAGGTCAAGAAGCGAAAGCGCCTGGCACCAATCACCCATGCGCTTGATCAGCGTATACACGAAGACCTCCGGAACGACCCCCTTCTCGAGAAGAATGGCGGCGGCCGCGAGGGTTGCGTTCTTTACGTTGGACGCGTTCGCAACGTCGCCGATGTGAAAGGACTGACCATCTGCAAGCAAGTCCGCTTCGACCGTCCCGTCTTTCATTCGAGTAAGAGATATCTGCATCGACGCAAAAATGTTGGACTTCTGATCGAGTTCTTGGCCTTCTGGAGGGGGTCCCCAAAGTGGGTAGACTACAGTGTCTACAATGTCGTTTAGGTAGAATAGGCTGGCTGTCGGCGTCGGCGGCGTCGGCGGCGTCGGCGGCTTAGCGGCCACCGCTTTAATATTCTGTACCTTGTCTGCCGAGTCGCTTGCGTTTTCGATATTTCGAATGATGTAGAATTCACACGGCGAATTCGGCGGCGGTCCCAGAGACGCATTGAGAACATCGGTAAGAGCCAGACCTCCTGTAGCGTCCACAATGAGCGCAAACTTGTTTTTGCCACCTGTGACCTCTTGGAACATTGTCGAGATGTTGCGATTCTGTTTGTAAAGCTCATATGCTGGACCAGCCTTGGTGGGTGGTCTCGGACCCGCTCTGTAAGACGACGAACGCACCTTATAGTTACGCGTTACACCTGCGGCTCTCACAGGCACATCTCCAGATGGGTTGGCTCCTTCTGCAGCCACTGCTCTCCGTTTAATCTCGTCGTACGTAAGACCCGTGATGGATTCGATTAGAGCGTTTTCATCTGGGAACAAAGCATCGGTGGGAGAAAAGCCTACCCTTGGCACAACAATGCTATCAAAGTAGGTACCCAGCAGCTCATACAATGTCTTGCCTTTGAGTTTGTCCGTAAACTGCGTATTCAACCACACCATCCCCTTTGTTGTCAAGTTCTTCGCGAACTCGAGGAAGCGCTTCTTGTCTCCGTCTACGATCAAGTCTCGAGATGCTGTTCTTTCTCCAAAGTCGTGGTGAAAATCTCCCCGGGCGAGACGTCTGTACAACATCCATATGGCAAAATCTCGCAGGGTCACGCCGCGCACCATGTCGGAGCTGGAGACAACAGCCGCCGCAGGGGGTGGCGCCAGTTGACGGAAGACCAAGCTCATATTACTCTCTCATCGGATTCTATTTGGCTACCACATGCTCAGGTCCTCCACCCTGCACTCGCCTGAGCCCGTGTCCTCCAGTGCCTTGTTGGCGGCCTCCAGGTCTCCCGTGTCGGGTCCCTCGGCACCCTCAGGTCCCTCGGGCAGCTTGGACTCATCCACCAGAATATCCACAAAGCCCGTTCCGCAGGGGGGTTTCTGTCCGAACATGATGTTCGCAGACACACCCCGCATGGTGTCATACTCTGCACCCACCGCTGCCTCAAACATCACCTTGCTCGTCTCCTCGAAGCTCGACTTGGCCAGCACACCCGTCTCGTTCTTCTTCATGCCGAAGCGGTTGACGGGAACGATGCGGCCACTGAAGGTCATGCTATCAATGAGCACCGACAGATGGTGGTAATTGACCTTCTCGGAGCTGAAGACCTCATTGAACTCCTCGTACAGCGCCAGCCGAGCCGTCTCAATGCCGAAGACCTCGTTGATTTCGTGAATGTCGTTGGAGAAGGTGCGCGTCATGTCCACGCCTGGGAACACGAACAGGTCGTACAGATTCGTGCCCTCCAAATCCAGCACATACTGGTCCTTGGTCTGGTACCCGCCCAGCGTGGGCTCGTACACCATCTCGTTCTTCAGGGTGCGCACGAACACGCGACCAATGCCGTCCATACCCGTGAGCACTGACCCCAGAATTCCATCCTCCATCTGCCGCAGGCCTGTCGGGTTCTTCACCGAAGCCGCCGACATCTCCAGTCGCAGAATCAACTTTTGCGCATTGCGGTCCGAGGTTACGCACTTGACGGTTGTGTGTCCCACTGAGTTCTGAATCTTGGCCTGAACCTCTACCAGGTCCATGATATCGCGGTTCACCATCTCTTGGTCGTCCAGCTCCAAGCGCATAATCCACGGAGACGCACAGTCCTTCTCGGTGCCCGTCGTGAACTGCTCGTACGTTCCCAGCACCTCGCGGTCCTGGTCCATGACAGAGGTCGCAGCCAGCGGATACGGGTCGTAGTAAATCTTGACAGACCGCGTGATGTCCCGCAGGGTGGTCTTCTGAATCTCCTTCATCTTGGCAATCGCCTCACGCTTGGTGGTGTTGGGCAGCAGGTAGGCGGTGTTGCCCGGGCGCTTGGGGTTGGAAGAGGCCGATAGCAGCTCCTCAATGCGGGGCACACCTGACGTCGCGTTGGCCTTGACCGTGCCTGCAGAGTGGAAGGTGTTCAGTGTGAGCTGCGTGGTCGGCTCACCGATGGACTGGGCAGCCAGAACACCCACCATCTCACCGGGGTGGCAGAGTGCCTTGATGTAGCGGAAACGAATCTCCGACATCAGCTCCTTGAACATCTCCTCTGACAGGCGGTGGACCAGGATAGCCTTCTTCGGGGCCAAGAAGTACCGCAGGATTGCGTGGAACACGCGGTTCACGGGAAACTCCTTGAAGAAGGCACCCAGCGTCTCCACCACCGTTGCAGGCGTCAGTCCAGTCTTGGTGGAGTACGTGTTGGAGTACTTGGACAGCATGCGAGCTACGTTCACAGGTGTGGACACCTTATCGTTCTTGCGGTAGCGGAACACGGACTTAACCAGCATCTCGCGGTCAGCAAGAATGTCGTCCACCAAGTCGGGGGCTGTATCCACTTCGGCGCTCAGGAACGGGTTGACGTCCGCAGGGGACAGCGCATACTGCTTGTACACATCCTCCATCGTCATCTCCGCCAGCCCAATCTCCTGGTCCTCAACGGACTGCGTATCCACACCGTCCTCACCATACACATACTGGATGACCGAGCCCAGCACATTGCGCACCGAGCCATCGTACTCCAGATGCTGGTCCTCCATGGTCTTCATCAACCTGCGCTGAATGTATCCCGTATCTGAGGTCTTGACTGCAGTATCAATCAGACCCTCGCGTCCTGCCTGTGCGTGGAAGAAGAACTCGGCAGGCATCAGTCCCGAGACGAAGGAGTTCTGAACAAATCCGTGCGCCTCGGCTCCGTCGTCGTAGCGGGCAAAGTGAGGCAGTGTGCGGTCCTGCAGCGTGTACTGGACACGGCGGCCCTCAATCAGCTGCTGTCCAAGCAGAGCCACCATCTGCGTCACGTTCTGCGGACCTCCCTTGGACCCCGAGTTGACCATCTGAATCATGCTATTGTCGGCAGGCAGGGACTTGACCACTTCCATATTGATGTCGGCGGCCACCGTCTTCAGGGCGCTTGAAATCTTGTCCTCCAAATCCTCGCCGTCGGACATGCCACTGGTGTTCTTGAACGTGCCCGAGTGGACGTCTGTGAGAATGTCGGCAACCGCCTTGCGGGCATCGGCCAGCTTTCCGTCCACAAACTTCTGGGTCTCAATGTTTGAAATCAAGTCCGCAGTGCCGACCGAGAACCCAGTGAACAGGTTGAAGCGCGTCACCACGGACTGGATGTCGTTGATGAGCTGACCTGCGCACTCGGGTCCAAAGTCATTGTAGACTGTGTGAATCAGCGCAGTGCATGCCGACTTGCGCATGATTCCCTTGGTCAGTTGTCCGTTCTCAATGGTCACGGACCCCTTGAAGTTCATGAGCGGGAAGGCGGCGGAGATGATTTCCGCACCCGTCCACGGCGCATTCTTGCGCATGAAGGGCTTGCGAATCTTGGCAAGGATGTTCATGGCAATCACCTCAGGAACCTCCACGCCCGGCAGGGTGATGCGGTAGATACCCGTCATGGTGTCCTGAAACAACTGAATGATGGGGCTGTTGGTGCGAGGGCTGACAATGTTCCGCAGGACCGAGGCCAGGTACCGCAGCTCCGTCGCAGCCGCAATGGACTGCGGCACGTGCATGTTCATCTCGTCGCCGTCAAAGTCCGCATTGTACGGGCGAGTGGCCGAGACGTTGAGACGGAAGGTGCTGTACGGCAGAACCACCACGCGGTGGGCCATCATGGAGGCCTTATGAAGCGAAGGCTGCCGATTGAACAGCACAATGTCTCCGTCCAGCAGGTGGCGGTGGACCACATCGCCCTCGCGCAGGTCCAGCGTCTCGGCGTTCACGAAGCGCAGAGACACAGAGCGCTTGTCCTGCTTGAGGAACACCGTCTTGGCGCCCGGGTGCTTGTCGGGTCCGTTGCGGATATACCCCATCAGACGGTCGCGGTTATACACTGAGACAATCTCGGGGAAGGTCAGGTTAATCGCAATCTCCAGCGGCACACCGAGCTCGTCCAGCTCAATGTTGGCGTCGGGCGTAATGACGGAGCGGGCGGAGAAGTCCACGCGCTTTCCCATCAGGTTGCCACGGACACGACCCGTCTTGGCTCCGAAGCGAGCCTTCAGAGTGCGGAGCGGACGACCAGACCGCTGGGCCGCAGGTGCCATGCCCTTGATGTCGTTATCCACATAGGTGGCTACATCGTACTGCAGGAGCGCAGTGTGGCGGTCAATCACCTCAGACGTCTCGCCCTTGTCCATGCGGTCGCGCAGACTCTGGTTGTGGCGCAACACATCAATCAGCTTGTGTGTCAGGTCGTCCTCCATCTTCTGGTTGTCGTCCATCACAACGGACGGACGGACCGTGAGTGGAGGAACCGCCAAGACCGTGCATACCATCCACTCGGGTCGAGCAAACTTGGGGTTGAAGCCCAACTTCTCGCAGTCCTCAGTCGTGATGCGCTGGAAGGCGCGGAGGACCATCTCAGCCTGAAGAGGAACGTTCGGAATCCCCGCATCCTCTCCCTTTGGCTTGGGAAACGTACCCTCCAAGGACGCTGCCTTGCCCACGACCTTCACAACCTTTGCAAACACCGCAGTGCTGCACACGGGGCACATCGCGGGCTTCTTCTTGGCAAGGATGTCGCGGACCTCCTTGAAGCGCACCATACCCGGAGGCGTGTCGGGGTTGGGGTACGCAAGAGGTGTGGAACAGCTCAAACACACACAGTTGCACAGCTTCTCAATGACGTCGAAGAACTGATACAGGAACACTGGGCGAGCCAGCGTAATGTGTCCAAAGTGCCCAGGGCAGTACTGGTTAGTCTGTTTGCAGGTGGGGCAGACCTTGCCATTCTCGATAACTCCAAATCGCGAATCAAACACGCCATTCGGCGCGGGATTCCCGCTGAGGTAGGTCTTGTCGGTGGTGACCTCCACGACGCTGCGCTTGACGATGTCATCGGGGTTCGCGATGCCAAACTGAACGCCTACGATTGTGTCACCCATTGTAGTATTGTTATCCTTCCGTGTAGATTATTCGTTTTTCGGCAAGACGACGCCGAACAATTTCAAGGTGGCTGACCAAAACGGGTCGTCCTGCAACACCCGCTCCACCTGCTCTTCGGGGAATGGGAGCGCCACCACCATCGCATGGAACTCGTCGCCTTTCCGCTCCCAAAACAGCTTGTCGCGGATGCGGTGAGTCTTCAGATACCGAAGCACCTTGATGCACAGCAGGTCCGTATCCTGGGTAGAGACAAAGTATGTCTTTTCGGAATCCTGCAAGTCCATCACCGCATCTTCCCACTCCGCGTCAAGCAGCAACTTCTCCTTGGGGTCGGCACTCATTGGTTATGGGGAGGACAAAAATCAACCAACGACAACGACTCCGGGCATTGTAACGTAGTCCACCCGAAAGAAGCTTGATATGGGCCTGGGTATATTGACTGGAGCCCTGTCGCCATTTGACGTGATTGAACATGTAACCTGGACAACCCACGAACCACCCGATGTGTACGTATTCACTCCCACGATTTCTATATAGTACTGCGAGGGATTTGGGTATGTCAGTGTAACACCACTCACCCATAACGAGTATGAATCCGGGGATATCGTCTGTGGAGTCGTTGAAAAATAGATTAGCGACATAGCCACCTTTGGCATTCCAAGGAGTATGCTGCCTGACGAAATTGCTGGCCATGTACCCGTCGCACCCATTGCACCTTGACGTCCAACCGGTGATTCGGCGGCGCCCACATATCCAGTGAATCCTGTGAGTCCAGTGAACCCAAGTTTACCCGTGGGCCCAATCGGTGCTAATCCCGTTGGGCCCGTGGGTCCGGGTGGTCCTACGCCCGTGGGCCCCGTGAATCCTCGCATCCCTGTGGGTCCAGTGGGTCCGGGTGGTCCTACGCCCGTTGGGCCCGTGAATCCTTTTATCCCGGTGGGACCAGTGGGTCCAGTCCTGCCCGCGAACCCAGTCGCACCTGTCGGACCTCCGACGAGAGCGAGCGCCGCTGGGTCTGCAGCTGTAGCTGGACCTTGACGCCCAGTCGGGCCTGTTGTGCCCGTTACGCCCATTGGTCCCGGTTGACCCGGAATTGTACCCCCAACTGGTCCCGTCAGTCCCGTGAGACCTGTTTTTCCTCTGAGCCCAACAAGCCCAGTTGGACCCTGCGGCTGAACCCCAGTTGGACCCGTTTGAGCAGAGCCAGTTCGACCCGTCCGACCTGGGGCTCCAGCGGCACCAAATATGGGATTCAACCCTGTGAACCCTGTGACACCCCCCGGTCCTGCAGGACCAGACCCCGTGGGTCCCGTAGGTCCAGTGAAGATTGGATTTGTATATGGAGACGCAATCCATCCAAGGTATCCACGTGGTCCTTGGAACCCTGCTATACCTGTATTTCCCGTTGACACGTCAACACCATAGTCGCCCACGATACCTGTCGCCCCAATTGGACCCGCGAGTCCGGGTTGTCCCGTCGGACCCGTTGTTCCAGGCAACAGAATCATTGTTGTTACGGGAGATAGTAAACGGGTACTGTGTACACGATAAACCCAGACCCTGACGTGGATGGGTCCCGCGACAAAGTAATCTGTGTCCACCACGTTCCACTTATGGCCGTCATAGAGATTGCCTGCACTCCGACCTGATTGGTAACGCCCGACACCACTGCAGAGTATCCGCCAGGCCATATCTTTGAGTAGGTGGACGTCGGCACACCCGTGTCAAAGTACCCAGATGGAGACAGCGTAATTGTGCTCGGTGTAGCCGTAAAGAGTCCCGTGCATGACGTGGGTGAGTAATACGGATAGGATGCAATGGGTCCAATCGGACCCGTAGGTCCAGTGGGTCCCGTGAAGCCCGAAGGACCGGTCGGTCCCGTCCACCCAGTGAATCCTCGTGCACCTGTCGGACCCGTAGGTCCGGTGGGTCCCGTCAATCCTGTAGGACCCGTCGGTCCCGTCCACCCAGTGAATCCTGTTGCACCCGTCATGCCTGTGGGTCCAGTGGGTCCGGTAAACCCCGAAGGTCCCGTCCCACCCGTGGCTCCAGTGAATCCTGTCGCGCCCAACCGACCTGTCGAGCCAGTAAGACCTGTTGACCCAGTGAAGCCCGTTGAACCCGTCGGTCCTGTGTTGATTACTACCAATGCCCCCGTAGGACCACGTGGACCCTGTGGACCAATCGCACCGGGAGGCCCAACGAGTCCGAATCCACCCGACGCCCCTGTAGGTCCCATGGGTCCAATGTTCCCCCGATACCCAATCGGACCCGTTGGTCCAGTTGGACCCGTAGGACCCGTCATGCCGCTAGGCCCAGTAGGTCCCGTGATTCCTGGCGGACCCGTCCATCCTGTAGGACCTGTTACACCTGTATTGGTTGCGTATCCTGCAAGCCCAGTTGGACCTGTTGGACCCGTGGGTCCAGTAAGCAATCCGATGGGACCCCGAGCCCCAGTTGGACCTGTTCCAAGCAGACCTGTTGGACCCGTCAATCCCGTGGGACCCGTATCCCCTTTGGGTCCTATGTACTCAGCGGCACCGGGGGGCCCCGCGGGACCCCGTGGTCCAGTAACACCCGTGCCTCCAGTTGGTCCCGGAGGACCCTGTGGACCACGTAGTCCAGGCAAGATGTTGGGAGCACAAGAAACGAGACCTACGCCTGGCACGTATTGCGAGAGGCTCATGCTTGTCTTTAGTTAATGTTTGAAAATGACGAGGCGCTATATACCGAGTACAACCACGTGTTGCTCCACACAAAGGAAATCTGCGCATTTCCAGATACGGAGAGCGTGTTGGCCGATTGGGTCGTATACGTGACGTAGTTGCTGGCATTGTTCGTTACCTGCTCAATGTAGACAAAGTCCCCAGTGCTGGAGGCCGTGGGAAGATTTACGTACCAATACGTTCCTGTTCCCGTCGTGGTCGTTATGATGCGACTTCCTGCATTCAGTGGAACAGCCTGCGCCAACCCGTTGTTTGGAACAAGATATGTGTTCGCGAACTGCCCGGGTCCCGTGGACCCTGTTGCGCCCGTGTTGACGGCGCTACCCGGAACACCTTGGACGCCAGCAGGTCCAGCAGGTCCCTGTGGTCCACGCGCACCCGCATATCCGATTGTACCTGCAGGGCCTGTGGCGCCCGTGTTCACCGCCGTTCCAGGAATTCCTTGGGGACCAGTGCATCCTGTGGCCCCTGTCTTTCCTGTCCACCCCGTCAATCCCGTGTACCCAGTTGGACCCGTGTAGTCTGGACCCGTAGGACCGGCGTCTCCTTTAAGACCGCGTGGTCCAAGTCCAGCTGGCCCAATGGGTCCCGTGAATCCAGTATCGCCCTGTTTCCCTTGTTCACCGTTGTTGCCGTCACCACCTTGGTCTCCCTTGGGTCCCGTCACTCCCGTAGGACCAATCGGACCCGTCCAGCCCGTGCGACCCGTGGGTCCAGTGGCTCCCGTGTTCAGCGCAGTGCCCATTGGGCCCGTCCACCCTGTGCAACCCGTGACTCCCGTAGGTCCAGTGGTACCCATGAGTCCCGTTGGACCCGTTGGACCCGTGGAACCCGTGGACCCCGTGGACCCTGTGTATCCCTGTATTCCAATGCCGGCAGTGCCTCGGGGGCCTGTGAGTCCCGTGGCTCCCGTGAATCCCGTAGGACCGGTATTTACCGCCTCACCCCTCTCTCCCGTGAAGCCCCGTGCACCCGTGGACCCGGTGGAACCGCGCTGTCCCGTAGCTCCAACTGGCTGCGACCCCCACGTAGCCAGTATTTGCTGGAATCCCGAGCCTAACGCCGCGGATGTGGACAAATTGCCGTAGGATCCAACAATTCCAACTGTACCCGTTGCGGTGGTAGAATACACTACAACACCATTTACGTAGTAAAAGACAGTGGCCCCGTCGTAGAGCACATAGAATATAGTCGGACTAGGGTTCGTGAACGGGATGACTCCTGCTCCAATTGAAATCGTAGCGGCTGGTGTCGTCCCACCTGCATAGACGTAGACCCCGTCATTGCCCGCCTTTGCCTGCATTCCATATTGATTCCGTCCCGTGCGCATATACTCGTTTCCCGGGCTGAGATTCAAGTCAATGCCCACTTCAGCTATAGTTGTTATCCCGAAGGCAAGTGGTCCAAATGAAAACTGAACATAGGCAGGAACTCCTCCGAATGCCGACGCAAATCCGCCAACATACGAAATGTAGTCTCCAGACACATTGACTGGAACTGAAAACACAACACCGGTCGGGGTTGTCTGTGTTGTCGTAACGCCTGGTAAGTTGAGGTTGGGCTCCAGTGAATAAATAGGAATTGGCAGGGGTCCGGCAATACCCTGTATACCCTGAGCTCCCGTCCATCCAGTGTATCCATACGGTCCTGTCAACCCTGTGGGACCCGTGGCACCGAACCCTGTGGGACCCGTGCGACCCGTGAAGCCAGTGGCTCCTGTGGAACCCGTGAATCCTGTGGACCCCGTGAAGCCAGTGGCTCCTGTGGGACCCGCGGAACCTGTGGGTCCCACAGGAGCCGTGCCCCACATAGCACCCGTGACGGACCCAGCTGTAGAATTCCCACTTGGGTTGAGCATGACGACCGCGTACATGGTCGCAAAGGGTGCGGCAACGATAGAGTAGTAGAGCACCCCGTTTGC